GAGACAATTGATACTTAATCAATCGTGATATTCTCTACCCTTGCATCCCACTGATCGTCTTCATCCTTGGTCTTCTTCTTCCGCAGCACGCGCTTGACGAGTGCAGTGATATCAACTCCTTCCGTCAGCGGACCTTGGATAACTGCACGCAGATTGGAAATACTGAAATGTGCTTGGAAAGGCTTTGCGAATTCCTTTACCTTGCCCCAACCCATTTCAGAATCATTGCCTTCGTCATCCTTCAGAACGCAAGTAACGTTGAACTTATCTCCAGCCTTGGAGCGTTCTTCTTCCGGAATGGTATTATCCGCCAGTTCAATGAGTTCCCTCACCGTGAAGTTGAAAACCAACGCCGGCTTGTCATTGATTGGCTTCGGTTCTGCCTTCACATGCAGCTTGTACATTCCAGTGAACGGAGACTTGAATGACGGAAGATCCTTGATATCATCGATTTCCTTATCGAGCAGGTTGAACAGGTCATCAGCGGACATTTGCTTGGAATTTGCCATGATGGATATTAACTCCTTGGTTGCTTGGTTACTAGGAAGGGACATTTGCGGAGACTGCCGCATCAGATATTCGGTGACTTCAGAAGTGATCGCACTTTTGTTTTTACTTCATCAGACACTGAATAACCAAACTCATCCGGATGTAGAAGCGAGAACAGGAAGTCTCGTACTTCAAGCATATCGAATGAGGTAAATTCTTTTGGTGGGAGGGGCGCGAGGAGATACCTCGGGATGTTCACACGAAGTTCCACTGGAATGAATCCATTCCCGTTGCAAAGAGTGCAAGTCATCATCTTGTCTTTACTCGAATAGTTCAATAAGGCCACGTGAATTCTCCTTTTCAACAAGTTTTCCAGAACGAGAACCTGTGATTATGTTGTTGGAGTACGTGACATTCGATGCTTGTTTGAGTTTGTTATTCACCTTGTCGAAATACACAACATCATCGAAGTATTTGGCGCTCGCGGCCGAAAAGTTTCTTGTACCCATCTTCGGTACAATCTTCTCTTTACCATCTTCCATCTTCGATAGTTCTTCATGACTGGTACAAATCACATTAAATGGTGCAGTTTGTACAATGGAGAAAATTCTATCCAGTAGAAATCCCTGTCTTGCCCATTCATCCCATGACAGTTTCAAATCATCTGCCATGAGACTCTTTGCAATATCTGATTTCTTGATGGTAGCAATAGCACTGTTGCCGAGTTGTGTCACTGACTCGATCACCAAGATATCTTTCGCTGTGAATGTTGTCACGTCGATTGTTGCAATGCTCGCGCCCGGCGTCTTCGCGCAAACTGGACAATCTACTTTGCCATGATTGTGGCAAATTTTGCATGGTCCACCTTTGATGACTTTCAGTACAGTTTCCAACATGATTGGATACATCATGGTATCCGGCAATCGGAACAGTTCGATGTTGGCGAGAGCGTCATCTGTTATAATTCGCTTGCCATTATTATCAACTGTCCACGCAGATTTGATTCCATCCTCACCATCGAGATAGTGAAGACGATAGCCATACATGGCAAGCATGAGGATTGCTACGGTCTTACCAGATTTTGGTGGACCGTAGCACATGATATGCCGCGCGGCGGATGGTTTGTATTCAGTGAGTTTCATGATTCGTACATGATATAGACACGAACATCTTCGCGCCGAACTTTCACTGGCATATGTATAAACTCACTAGTCTCTTTAAGTTTCCTCATAAGATTCTCTGCACCTGATACATCAGGCCAATGATCGCTACAAAGAACCCATTGATTTGGGGTATGCGATGCTTGCCATAAAGAAGCAAGTATAATTCTGGTAGTTCTACCAGTAGCTCTGTTTGCAACGTCTATCATACTTTCTCCGCTTGTTGAACAATGATATCATTCACATGCACACAGAAATCCACGGGATAACCTGCATCTACATCATCCAACACAGGTAACGCTTCCATTCTCTTTCTATCAACGATATCGCAGTCTCCGAAAAATTGACACGGACGGTTAAACTGGAAGCAGCTACCTCCGTTCTTTGGAAAGTGCTGTAGTTTGAAATACTGTTCGACATGTCCATTGTCGATAAACCTGTCTTGTACCCACTCAAGCTTTGCAGCAGTTGTCTTTGCAAAAGGGAAGTGATGCCATTCTTCTCCAACAGAGGAATAAGCATAGTAGAGTACATCGTAATCCGCCAATTGCCCAACAATTTTATCGAGTACAATAGCATAGCCAAGTGCTTGCCCGGAATTCTGATAGACCGCTGGGTGAGGATTGGAGTATCCGGTAGTCTTATTCTCTCCAATCGCAATACGACCGGTTCTTTTGTTTCGGAGGATGAGGTCGATATGACCAAAGTATTTATATTTTCCAAAGTCAATGCAGAAAGAAAGTTCCACCGCTGGCTTTCCGTCCGGCAGTCGATAAATTTCCCACTCACTAAAGTTGGCTGTCCACCAGTGATTGAATATTTGTACAGCCAATAGTGCTCGCTCGATAGTTTTCTTCTTTCGTGCATAGTAGTCCTCGCGCCCGAAGTCAAAGTCGTATCTCCACGCTAGGAATGCAGCGAAGATTCCATATTCAATATTACAATCGAACGCTAGATAGCATTGAACACCAGCACCAACAGAGTGGCCGAATACGAAATCGATGTTCGGTTGTTCAGGGAGTCCTTGGAGTTCCCGGTTATTCGCTTTAATCTTTTCCTGAATGAATCTGCGCGGGCAGGAATGTAGACTAGAAAGAATGGAATTACTCACCACATTCTTATGCTTATGCAGCGTTATATATGCTTTATCTGTAGTTTCAATTGCAAGCGCTGCAACAGGATTTCCCTGAACCTTGAGGGATTCGATATCCTCATGTGAAAGTCCAGGAATAGGAATCCTGCCAGTGATTTGCCGTCCGTTCCCACTTCCGATAGCATCGATTTCGGTGTCAAGGAGAGCAAATATGTCTGCATTATCCATGAGAACTCCCACATGTAGCGTATACTATCTTTTGGGCATCCACATTGTTTGCAATATGGAATGAAGGTTTCTGCCGAGCTTTTACATTGATAGCAAAAACCGGGGATGTGAGTAGGGAAGACTGGAGGATAAGGAGTTGTTGCTCCCCAAGAGTAAGAGAGTAGAAGCTTGTCTTGGTCGCTGCACTGTACAGTCGCGAGCAAGCAATTGTGGACAAGGATATCAAAACGCGGGACGCCATGACTTCTTTCTTTTAATTGCCACTGGAGGAAACCACGGGGGAGGAGGAGTAACTCGAATCTCCACCGTTCAAGTCTTTCATAATCACTTCGTCCAAGTTGTTGCATATGACAACCCACCCAAGTTTACGAAATACGTTGCTGATGGTAGCTTCTTCATGGTTAACTGCAAGGATGTTATTGCGAACCCATTCATCCTTGTAGATATCCGTGATCCACTTATGTTTGATGATGGCCTCTGCTGCGTGTGCGGCGCGAACGCCATGAGAATGCGTAGTGTTATCTTCAGGGTCTACGATTGTGATGAGAAAACGTGTCATTGTTGATTCCTTGTATTCTGCTGTCAAATCAAATCATCCACACCAACCTTCGGCGCCTTCTTTCTCTTACCGGAATCTTCTGCAACGAGAGTTATTCCAGTATGCTTGGAGAGTCCTCTGAACAACACACCGATTTCCTCGTCATTCAACAGATGTGCGAGTTCTTCGTACTGCTGCATGTGTTTCCAGATCTCTTTCAGATGCGTAGAAATCAATGGATCTTGAGCTTTCATCTTCTGCTCAATGAGTTGCAACTTTTCCATGACAACGAAGATAGGATTGTTTGGATCCATCTTGCCAGCTTGTTCAGGTGTGATGTTCATGATTATTCCTTAATCTCCTTCTTCAATGGGACACCATTAGCTTGTAGCCAATTCTTCACATTCTGCATTTCAACTCCAGCTTCATAGAGTTTATTCATTGCGCCAAGCATCTTGCGCGTGACAGTTGCATGAGGATTCATTTGTCCAATTGCCAACGGTAGTGCTTTGTGAATGCCGGTTAGCATATCAACAATGGAAGTAACGCCATTGGATATATCCTTTTCGATAGCTCGAAGTTCTTCAGGAGTATGGCTCATGGCTTTGCTGCTTTGTTTGGACAGATGTATGCGACACGTTCTTTATGCGTGTTCCAATTCTCGTCATCCCATTCATTGCGAATCTCTACTTCAATCGTACAACCATATGGAATGTCTGCCATATCCGTGAGAACTTTCATATCATCAGGAAGTTCTGACAAGATTTGTTTAAGATCGCCAACGGTAGTGGCGTAAAGAAATGGACTATTCATGATACAAAGCTCTCGCGCGCGAGCGTCGGAGCACCTCTCCTTTTCCTCATAGCATTAAGAATATCGAAACAGATTTCTGCTTCGCGCCCACTATCGAATTGCAGATTCAGCCCGAACTCCAAGCATGCGAGTTCTACAAATGCTTCTGGATAAGTTACCAGCAGTCCAGAATAATAAAAGAAACTCCGATCACCAATAACATCGGTGTTCGGATCTTCACTCCAGTGTTCGTGCATTTCCTTAACCAGTGCCATCATCTCTGGTGAATGGAAGTACACACTCTTTGATACGTGATCTTTCGTATCTAGGTTTTGTTTAGGTGAGGAGTCGTGTTCATCATTCATACAATGTCGCCTACAGCATACGTTAATGAAAACTTCACTGTCCGTTTATCCTTGTCTATCTCCACTTTCAATCGTCCATAATGCGGAACAACCGTCGGATCATCGAGACGTTTCCTTGCAGCATTCTCTGTGCTCTTGATTTTCTTCACTGCTTGAATCAGCGTTTCCATGTGCAGTGGATTGCAACGAACAACAATGGTTTTTGTTGTGTTGTTCTTCAGTGCATTCCAGATATCTTTGTATGTGCCAGCGGTTGGGCGCGCGGGAAGATCGGCAGCAGATGGAATATGCTGTGCGCTAGTTGTTGTCATCATTTGCTACCTTTGGTAGTTCATTCGCTGCAACAGAATCATCCACAATTTCAAATGAATAATTCTTTGCCATTTTCCGCCGTGGTTTACCAAGATAGAATGTTCCGCGCGAGGAGCCATTGCTACCATCCTTGTCTCCATCACTTTTAAAGTCTGCACACAGACTGTATGCCAAGAGTGGATCGCTATCCTCTCCAGCAATCTCAAGTATCGTAGCTTTGTGTTTAGTCCACAGTGCGACAAGTCTGGTCCGTGCAGTCTCATAATCATTCCTTGTTTCAAATGGAATAACGAGTTTCTTTCCAGTTACTCCATTGTCTACAATCACATCAAAGACCGTGTGGATGCCGGCCATACTGTGGATTCCATTCTGGCGGTACAAAAGGAACTGACCTACCAGTTGCTATTCCGTTGATCTTCTCCTCCATAACCGCAGTAGGAGAGATACGAAAACTTGCCATCGTACCGCGGTCAACAGTAATCTTCTTTTCCACCAGCCAATCTTGTTCCAATTTCGTGAGCGTATTCTTCGCAGTGGTAAACCGCAAATTCAAATCGAAGATGAGAATTCTAACTGGAATGAATTCTTCTGGCTTAAGTTCCCCAAGATACGCTAGTATCATTGTTCGGGTATCAAAGGGACGATGCAGCATGATCCTTTTCCAGAAGTTAGATCGAGGAGGAATCTTGGTCTTGGTAAAAATAGGACCGATGAAAATGTTCCTGCTCTGTCAATAAAAAAGCCACCCGAAGGTGGCTTCTCCAACTTTCCTATCAATGGACCCAAAGGATAGATAGGTAGTTGTACTCGATCTTACATGATCGAATCCAGAACATTCTTCGGTTCCGTTGCCAACCACTTCTTGATACGATTCGTCAGCATCTCGTAGACTTCTTGATGTTCTTCCATGTTTTGCGTCGCTCCCGCCCAGATCGTAAGGAGTTTCTCCATGATTTCCAGAACCTTCTTGTCCGTGCGAACAGTGCGAAGTCCCTTCTCCAAGATACCAGCTTGCGCCTTGATCTTGGCAGGATCCTTTCCAGAAGCTTCCGGCATGATCGCAGAGTAATCTTGCAGAAATGCAGCCATATCTTCTTCGGAAACCTTGGAACCACGCTCGGATGCGGGCATGGAAGCAAGAGCAAGGATCGTCAGCTTGGAATAATCCACCGTATCTGCGGATACGGAAGTCTTTGGTGCTTCGTCGCGCGCAGCATTGATCTGTTCACGAACTTGATCGTAGTATGCATCGAAGATCAGATCGAGAATGTACTTCTGTTCTACGGCGCGAGCGCCCTCTCCTTGCGTAGGAGCATTGAAGATTGCCTTCAATTCTTCAACGGTAGGAACAGGCAGCGGAATCGTTACCGTAGGATGCTTGAAAACTTCGATGACTTCTTCCGAACCTTCTGCCTTGATTTTCTCACGACGGAAGTGGAATTGCTGGCCGCGCATTCCTTCCGGAATAACTACGGGAGCAGGAGTGGGAGCAGGAGTTGCTTGCGGAGGATTCTGTGCTTGCGTGCCAGTTCCATTGGAAGCACCAACAGTATCTTCCTGATAGAGACCAGCGGAGAGTGCAGCAAACAGAGCGGAGGAGCGGAGGATGTGAGCCATGATCGCTTTGAACTTTCAGAAAATGTGGCAATGATTACCACTGGTTGAGGAAACTAGAAACTAGGAGGGATAGACTTCCCATCCTACGGACAGTATGACACAAAAGGGGGAGCCTGTCAAGCCCCCCGTCGATGAGTTATTTGCGAAGCATGAACTCTGAGATATCGTTTAGTTGCTTCGCTATCATTACGTTAGTCACATTAGCTTGGATACTACTTATCAAAGTAATTGCATAAGTAATCTCATGTTCGCAAACCAGTGTTCGCAAGTTAACTGGCCTGCCAAGTGCGCGAGCAAGATCCTTTGCAGCATCTAGTGCGCGTGAAGGATCCATGAGACTACCAGCATCTACAAATACAACATTTGGACTTTCACTCATACTATTTACCATTTAATTTCTCCTCAGCACGTGACTTCAAGAATTCCAACTTTGCTTCAAGCGTATCTCCTTTGATACGAGGAGACTGCGCAGCCTTTGTTAGTGTTCCTCTTTGTCCCGGGCGATCTGGTTCGCAGAGAATAATCAAGTCTTCGCGCGCGCGAGTCACCGCGGTATATACCAACTCACGTGAACACATAGCATGGTGTTTCGTGTGAAGAAAAAGAAACACTCTCCTCCATTCTGATCCTTGGCTCTTATGAACAGTAAGTGCATAGGAAAATACCATTCCGCTAAATACTCCAACTTCCCCAGTTGTAAAGATTGCACCTGTATCCAACGATTCAAGTTTGAGTGTGTGACTCGCTTGATTCGTCTTATCCTCCACGTTGATTTCCGACATTTGTTGTAGAAGGTCATCAACATCCATATCCGATTCTTCAACATGATGATGTTCCTTGTTGTCTTGATACGCGCCCCATCGATCAAGAGTTTCACTTGGTTCTATTGGCAACTTTCCAAGATATTTGGGATTGCGATCAATGCTACGAATGATACAATCCTGCTTGTCCACAAGAACCCGATCCCCAACCGCCAAGTACCAATGTGTATATCCTGCGATGACATGGTGTACACAAGCATTACGGCGAAGACCAAGAGTATTAGCAATGTGTAAGTTGAGTTCGATGGTACCCAATCCAACATTGTGTGGCATGAGAATAACGTCTTCATCTTCATTGAAATTTCCTGAGTTGATTACCGCTTTGATTTGATGCGAAATAGCGTCCATAGCATCTTCTTCGGATAACCGATGCGGCCAGGGATTGATAACGACATTGGACTTGCCATCAGGGCTAGTTTCTCGCTTCTTCGAGGTGAAAGGAATAGCGCGTCCTTCTCTGATATCAGTCGCCAACCTAATGATAGGTGAATCAAGAGCTTGCCGGTATACTTCAGTGAGTTCAACGACTGGCAATTCTTGCAATTTAACAGCAAGTACTGACTCTCCGTATACGGGGGGCAACTGGTGAAGATCGCCAAGGAAGATAATTTGGCAATTGGCCGGTAATGCTGCGCGAAGCATTTCGAACAACTCAGTTGATACCATAGATGATTCGTCAACAATGACACGGCGTAACTCCCTTGGCAGTGGATTCCCAGAATGTTTCGTGGGCTCAAATCGCATTGTCTTCTTGAGATTCCCATCAGCATCGGGAATTTCATAGAAGATTGGTTCGAATTCGAGTAGTTTGTGAATAGTAAGACAGTGGGCGCGAAGATTCTCCGGCATTTGTTTTGCAATCTGACGTACAGCGCGACGAGTATAAGAAACAAGTGCAATACCAGGAGTGCCAGTTGTCAGATATTTTGTTCCACTTTTCAGTGGTTCAATGAGCTCATTTACTGTTAATGCTTGGAGAACACCTTTAAGAGTTGTCGTCTTACCAGTACCAGCCGCGCCGATAAGAACAAACGATTTTCCCTGTGTACCAAATGTGATTGCTTGCCGTTGCTTATCGTTCCAGTTAATGGCGCCGAGGGAGTGAGCGATAAGTGCTTTCTGCATTGCTTCCGCAGAAGGAACAATGATTTCTGGTGGTGTTGCATCTTTCTTCTCCTGTTGGGCGCGAAGAATATCTGCGATTGAAAGTTTCGTAGATGATTGCGTAGGTGGAGAAAGTGGCGCTAGCGCCGGCTTCGCCGGTTCGGTTGAACCGTTTCTTTCCAATCTTCTTTTTTCCTCTGCTTCTTTTAGTTGCTGACGTGCCGCTTCTGCTTGCGCGCGAAGTCTTTCAGTAAATGATTGAGAGATAGCCATGGTTATTGATTCCTTTCTGCTTCAAGTTCTCTACGAAGAGCATTGACAAGTTTCGTTGATTTTTCAATGTAATTCAATGCATTCAGCATGATTGTTTCATCGTTGCTTATTTTTGCAAGATTCGCAATGATATCTACAGCATCATTGAGAGCCATTAACAAAAGTGCGATACGGCCACGGTAATCGTTGATATCTGGCATGATTGATCCCTTGATTCCTTCAATCCTTCATTGCTATTGCTGCATTCCACACTTTGACAACTACATAGTTGCCACCACGATACTTACGAAAGCTGCAAGCCACACGTTCAGAGTTCTTGATAATCTCTGGTGTACTCTGGAAATGTACGATCCAAGAATCGCTGCGACCGTGGAGAACACCATCTTGAATGCTTTCATCAACAAAAGAACCAGTCCAAACTCGCATGAAATATTCATCACAGAGATCAGCGAGAGAGGATGGTAGATTAAATTCTGTACGAATCCACTCGCGCGCAAGGTTATCAGGCATCGTAGGTTTTACCATCATGATTTCCTTTGGCATCCTTGAGAGTGGTTGCTTACTCGCCAGTTTGATCGTCATCATTGTCCTCGCTGTCTTTGTTAGATTCTTCTGGAGAATCTTCGGAATCGGTTTGTTCATGATCTTCACCATATTTCTCTTTCCATGCATTGTATTGCATGATCGCCACATCGTATTTCGCGCGCGCGACGAGATACATATGACGTTTCTCGAAGTCATTTGGATTTGGTGGAGTATCTCCGGGATGAACGGGAGCAATCACCACGGGTTTCCCATCAACTCCTACACGTCGAACGCTTGGTTGCTTGATGGTATCAATCATATCAAGAGAGAAGATCTTGAGGTGATTGTTGATCTTGTCACGAATGAGATTGAGCTCATTCGTGAATGCATGGGAGATAGTAGTTCCTAGTGAACAGACAATGAGGAACATATCTTCTATCTCGGTAACTTCGTCTGGTGAATGCTTCAGGATGCCAGTATCCGACGCATACCAGAGTTTTGATTTTTCTTCTTTCCATGCAAGCCACTCGGCGCGAGCGAACTTCTTTGCATCATGGTTCTGCATACAAGAAAGGAACCAGTTCCATAGGTGTTTCTTGGATACTGCACGAACATGAGTTCCTGCGACGGATTTTTCGGCGCGGCGCGCAGCTTCGAGTTTCGCTTCCTCATATTTTGCTTCCTTTGATGTTTCGTAATCATGGCGAACAGAATCACAGATATCAAAATACGTGTGTATATCCGATAGATTCAAGTTCGCATTGAGTTTGTTGATCCTCAGTGTTGGAAAGCGAAAGCGCTTACTTTCCAGCCAATTGTACCAGTATGCGAGTTCGATGAGTCTCTGCATATTGGAATTGACAACATCGAACGTGGGAAGCGCCGGATGTTGTTGATCTAGACATTTTAGAGAATGCAATATTGCCATGAAGGCAATTTGGAATTGCTTCTTCTGAACATCAGTTACATGATCTGATGCTGCTTTGAAGAGAATATTCCAATTGTGTCGTGTCCACGAAAGCAATTGCCTCTGCGGCAATGAAAACAACGGATGATACGACAGTGGTTCTTTCCATTGAGATAGGAAAGGTAGTTTACCAGCTTGTTGCAAGAGAACCATAGATGCAATTGGTTCTCCCGTAAGATGACAATAAAGAGTGAGACTCTTTGTTTCCGGCAAGAAACCTAGCAGTGCGACGTTTCGTTCTCGCTCTGTGATTTCTGCGGATATGGCAAGATCGCCATTGGTTATGGTTGCGGTTGTTTCCATAATTGATTCCAATAATTGTTAATGATATTCTGCGGTTCGCTCCGAATATGGTTGCCAGTATACAGGAGAATGGACAAGATTTCCATAATCATCCATTATTCCTCCCCAGATAATATGGACATTCCTGTGTGTTACATGCCAGAAACGTCGATCATCGGCGCGATGTCCCCAAGTTGCGCCTAATGGAGTCATAATCCAGAAATGGTTGTCAAGTGAATTGGGTGTTGATTGATTCACGATGATTCCTTTTGAGAGTGGAGAAGATGATAGTGGTTCCTAGCTCGCGTTTCGCGCGCGAAGATCACCATCAATATACTCTTTGATTTTCAAGCTAATATGGATTCGTATGTTTCTAGTGTGATGTTGTTCAAGGCAACGCTTGATACCATCATCTAATGTAGGATTGCAATGATCATCCGCGAAGTGTAGATAATCTCTCACGGGTGCTAGAGCCAAGCAATTGTTAATGTAATCATCAATTGTCATGTGTCCCATGATTCCTTGTTTACAGAGAAAAGAGGTGTAATCGTTAATAGCACGCGTGGCTTTATCTCTCGCGTTCATTACTCCTAGCATTTCCTTTTGTTCAAGCATTTGCATCTCCTGTGGAATGAAAAAATGATCGGTATTGTTTTCACGTTGTTCAATAGGTGGCATGATGATTACTCCTTTATAGGAGATTGTGAAGGATCATAATCTGGAGATTCTACAAATGTTCGTTTGAATTGTGCATTCAATTCATCTACTACTTCTTGTGCTTTCTCTTTGTTGCCCACGACAACGCAAAACCTCGTACCATCCGAACTAAGAATCTCTTGCCATTCTCCACAGAGAACATGGAGAGGAACAACTTGTTTAGTGCTCAAAGAATACATACTATCTTTCCTTTCTCTATCTCATTCCGTGGAGACGGCCACGGTATCCGTTACTGTTGGAGTCAAATACCCGGTGAAAGTTCCCGTGAAATTGTAACACGGATTGTTATTCATTATCAACAACCTTCATTCTTATCTCTATTGGAATATGTTTAATCTTTTCTGTTGATTGTGTGGGCGCGAGCACAATACATGATATTCCATCATCTCCAAATTCCACATGTATTTCTTTCTTATCCCACGGAAGAAAGATGAAATTCTCTATCATCTTTCCATCATTTCTCCCTTCCCATTTATTGATGAAATCTCTCGCGCGCACAGCGTGACTTCTACTTTTCCATGCTTTGTTCAATACTCTTGTAACTGTCATATTTGTATTCTCATCCATTCTTGTTCTCAATACGAAATATACTGTTGTCTTCTCTATTCTTTTCTTCATTAAATATGCCGTCATGAATATTCTCCAATTATCACGTTGATGGATGAACTACACCAAAACTTATCATACGCCTGTTTCCTTACCTGTCAACCCCCGGTATTTGAGATATTATCTCGCATTCAATGATTCCTCGGGTGTATAACTCTGTGTGCCAGTATTTAGTATGCTGCCTCCCGTGTCCCCCTCCATGACCGCCTGATTTGTTATCCTACTTGCCATCTCCTCTATCGATACGGTATATTATAGGGGTACTTCATTTTATGTAATTAAATGTAATTATTATTTAAGATAGGAGTAGGAGTAATGTAAGGTAGGAGAGTGGAAGGATAGATAGTAATGGAAGGACATAATAACTACCAAGGTCGATCAAGGGGGTGGAAACAGGGGAGACGAGGGGAGCAATACAAAATACTGGCGTACAGACCAACACTGTTATACATTCAAGGAATCATTGAATCTCACTTACTTCTAAGACTTGTCTATAAAGCTAATTACAGTACGTAGAATTTTCAATCATTCATTCTTTTTTAATCTCAGTTCTTGTCTAGAAAGCTGTTATTCCGTCTAAGAAATCCCAAGATGTAACTAGTAACAAACTCCGGTATTTTGCATACCAAAGTATTACAGGGAAAACCCTAACGAAATTTACACTTGTACGGGAACTAACAGCATTCCAAAAGAGTCCAACAAATAAAAACATCGCGGCGGTAATCGTACCGTTCGCAATTAGTGGCCCGTTAAGTTTCTCGCCCACTAATTGCACGCGAATATTGTTCATTAACAATTGGCTGGCCGGATATAACAGACTCCGGAATAACAATGTCTGTAATCCAATTGGAATCAATCAATCATGGACAATCAAACCAATCTCATTTCTATTTCCACCGTCGCAACTGAATCCGATACTGACAAATTGCAAATCATCGCAATGTGGAAGAATACGGAAAAGAAGACGGTTTCTCCTGCAAATCGAATCCGTGCAATTCAATTGCCGGTTGATATTTGGTCCGACGTGAATATCAATCACGCGGAAAAGAATGTCGCCGATCAATTGAAACTGCATATTCTGGATTCAATTGCAGAATTGGCAAAAGATTACCTAAGCACAATCTGTGAAGAATCCCAAATGCTCAGGAAAGAAGTACCGCAATCGGATTTCTCTCTTGCATCATTGCTTGCTTGGAATTCTGAACGCGCTGCAATGAGTGGTCGTCTTAATGGGGATGAAATCAAGAATTGGCTCACATCCAGCGAAACCATCAAATCCATTTCCTCCATTCATGGTGAAGCAATTGGAAAGGCAATGGGAGAGCAATTCATTAAGCTAGCTTCACCGGTTCACGGACTGACACCGGAAAAGGCTACAAAGATTCTCACCAATCTTTGGAATCCTTCCGATGCCGAATCCAATACTGGATTGCGTATTCAACTCCGCCTTACCGCAATTTCCAAGAAAACCGCTGATTCCGCTAACGTACTTGATTCAATTCTGTAATTGCAGAATCATGGATAACTCCCGCGCTTTCTATGCGGGGGTAAATGAGAATGAGGGGACCACCATATCCCCTATTCCCATTACTCCTATATCTCCCATCCCTGTACTACCACCGACTATTGCAGAATTGCAATTGAAGGCGGCATTGCGGGAGAGCAGCAAATCACATATTGGCAATTTGGGGAAACCATCATGGCAAATCCAATCTTCGCAAACCTAATCAAATCCGATCCTTTGATGTATTGCGAATTGAAAATGCATCCTGCTACCGCAATCGTGAAAATCGAAGCAGTATGGAGTCGGTACTATATCCCTGAACGGGGTATCCCTCACTGGCTTACATTGGCAAAGCGCCAATCAGCATTCATTGCGACAATGGAATATCTCGATCAGGCACAGCAATTGCTGTAATTCGTAATTCAAGAGCAATGCACTCAATTAGCTAATTCCTAATTGCTTGCATTGCTCTTATTTTCCGCTCCTAAATGCGAATGATTCTCATTTCGCCGAATGCCATTAATAGTTGCTCGCATTCGCTCGCAAAGCGGCCACGGGGTGCCGGACCTTTTTCAAAGCTCCGACACGTGATTTCCTATGCGACCTCCAATAAATTTCTAAAAAATTTTGACTCCTTCTCCATAATGTTGTTAGTATTGAATGATCAAAGGTTACCACAGTGTAGTTAAGGGGGAAGAATGGGATAGTGGGAAGATAGGAAAGAAAGATGCAGGAGAAATGTTATGGGAAGAATGGAAATGATGGAAACGAGCGATGAACTGCTCACGGAAGCAGAAGTACCGGAAACACTAGCGGAGAGAATTAAGAAGATGCTGGGAAACGGTATACCGGGAACAATGGTTGCATCTGCAGTTGGATGCGATCCGAGTTATATATCTCAGCTCATGGAAGATGAGCAGTTTAAATATGATGTTCTGTTGCTACGCGCCGGACACGCGGAATCCACCGTCCAACGGGATAAAAACTGGAATGCAGTAGAAGATATTGCATTGAATAAAGCATTGGAAATGCTGCCATTCGTCAGCAGACCAAGTGATTTGGTACGGATTGCAGGTATGGCGAATGCAGCGAAACGTCGCGCGGGAGAATTCTCCGGTGCTGCAGAACAAGCTGCAAGTACGGTGGTGAATATTACGCTGCCTGCCGGAGCCGCAGTGCACTTTCAGATGAATAGTAATTCCCAAGTAGTAGAAGTTGATGGCCGCTCGATGGCTGCACTTCCTACGAAAAATCTTATTGCGGAATTGAAAGCTCGGCGCGAGGCACGAGATGCAATTGGTGTTGTTGACGTTGCAATGCCAGCACTGCATACATTGCAAGCACCGGTACAATCCACAGTACAACCCACAGCGAAATCTCTCGAGCGGAAAAAGGTGGAAAGTATTCTGGAAAAGATTGGCTATGGAGAAGATGCGGAACCGGTGATGAATGTTCTCAAAGATAAGGAATAACGACCAGCCGAACGCCGAAGGCGAGTGAGCGCCATGAGCAACAACGTCATAGTCAACTTTTAAATACACGATTATGCCAAACTTCTTCCCCAATCCTAATGCAAAGAGAAGTCAACCTACTGGTGATAGGTTGCTAGATGCTGGCATCGAAGCATACAAAGCACTGGATCTTGCAGATATTCTCATGAGGACACTCGCGCCCAAACTCTGGATGGAAACTAACATGGAGTTGATGAAGCAAAAGAATCCAAAAATGAAAATCTATAGTGACGCTCGCGCGGGATACTCCGGTATCGAAGATCGGCTTCTCACCAAATCTCCAGGAGTTGTCGATGCAATCATTGAACGTGATGAAGGATTTCGTGCCGATGTTGAACACGGGCCACTAACTGGTAAAGAATTAGATAAAATTATACTAGATATGATGGAAGATCGCAGCAAAGAGACATTTAAAACTCGGAGCATTCTGTGAGATATGTTCAAGATACTCGTTGTAATGGTGTGCTTGGTGCTCCTCATGGTGTTCTTATTGACGAGTGTGGAGCACTTCCTGTACGACACGCGATTCTGGAAGATGGTACTGCAGTAGTGCAATCATTTTGGCAACCTACGCGGGAAGAATTGGATGCATTGCAAGCCGGCGCGCCAATAATTCTCACTCTGTGGGGCACAACGCACGCGCCCGTTAGCGTAGGAGTTGCATAAATTGGCAAATGCTCTTCTCGAAGCTGGCATTTCACGCGAGGAAGCGCTATCCGCAGCGCGCACAGATCTAAATTTCCTTGCAATGCTCTGTGTTCCGGAGATTTTCAAGTATCTTTTCCCGAAAATCTTCCGCGCACTTTGGCAATGGATCACAGCAAATCTACAAATTGAAGAAGGAATGCAACGGTTGGCAATTGGCCTCCCGCGCGGCTTCGGAAAAACAATCTTTCTCAAGCTCATTGTCGTCTACACCATTCTTTTCACCAATCGTCGCTTCATTCTTGTTGTCTGCAACACTGAGCAGCTTGCAGAAAACTTCATTTCTGACGTTTGCGACGTACTAGATTCCGGAAACATTCGAAATCTCTTCGGAAATTGGCGCCTTTCACTTTCTAAAGAGACTTTGCACTTGAAGAAATTTCATTTCCGTGGTAGAAATATCATCCTTGCAGCCATCGGCGCAGGCAGCAGCCCTCGCGGATTGAATATTAAATACGTTCGTCCGGATTTTATCATCATGGACGATATGCAATCGAAGGAACAAGCGGAATCTGCTGTTGAAAGCGTCAGGAGTTTATCGTGGATGATGGGTACACTCATGAAAACAAACGACCCAGAGCGTTGTTTGTACGTATTTGTGGGGAATATGTACCCGTACCCAGGTTCTATCCTCAAAAAATTGAAAGTTGCAAGCTCATGGTTATCCTTCATAACTGCGGCCATCCTCGAGGATGGAGAAAGTATCTGGCCGGAATTGAAACCAGTGGAGCGGTTGCTGGACGAGTTTCAAAGTGACACTGATCTTGGTCATCCGGAGATATTTCTAGCGGAAGTAATGAATGATGAGAATGCTGGCGCGAAACATGGCATAGATATAACGCTCATCGCGCTCGCGCCGGAGTATTTGACAGATGATCAAGCACATTCTGGTTGGGTAATCATTGATCCTTCCGTTGGTAAGAAGAAATCTGATGATGTTGCCATCGGTGCATTCCTTGTTCATGATAAACCGATGTTTAGGAAACTCGCGCGCAAGGAAGATGGCAGCATGAAGTTCGATCCAAAGGAACAAGTGCAGGAATCGTTGAAACTCTGCCTGGAATTCGGTATCACTGCACTCTTCGTAGAATCTGTCGCCTACCAAGCGACACTTGCATTCTGGATCAATCATTTCATGACACTTCTTGGTATAGAGGGCATCACAGTGTATGAAATATACCCAGAACGTGCAGCAAAGAACTCACGCATCTTCCAAATGTTGAAAGCAATCGCAAAAGAGAACCAGGCAGACGCAGATCAACTCATTCATCCGAGTGTTCGTTCATTATTTGTGAACCAAGCGCAAGCATGGAACCCGCTAAAGCAAGATAACGTGGATGATGTACTTGATTTGCCAACATACACACATAAGATTGTCATGGAGAACAGCGGTAACCTTATGCGTGTATTTGATATGAGTGGAGGAACTGGCGAGAAAATAACTGCTTCCTTCGGCGAAGAAATGACATTAGCTTTTTAAGGATTCTAACCTTTAACCACCACCTGAAAGGGTAAATCATGGGACTGCTGATAAATTTGCTGGTGTTGCTGTTGATATGTGGATTAATCTATTGGATAATCACGTTGATACCGCTCCCGCCGCCATTCAAGAACATTGCACTCATCATCTTTGGGATCATTGTTATTATTTACTTGATCTCCATGTTGACAGGCAATTCTCTTGGTTTACCGGCACTGAAATAACAATCTACGCGGGACGGAAACCGTCGTTGTAAATCTCACAGGAGAACTCTCTCATGCAAAATGATACTCCCATTATCCTCTCACAGAAGCAACATGACGATATGATGAATTTCGTCAAAGATGTGTATCGTTTCCTTGGCGGCAATGATCTGAATCTTCGTGCCGGTCTCGAATATCGCGATCGTGTGTACTATCGCGAAACAGATTGGACAGATGCGCAGATGAAAGCACGCTGGGCCAACTATTGGGGTGATGCAAAGAAGATGCAGAATACAGTTGTCCCTGTTGTGCAGCCGCAAGTAGAAGCAACTGTTGGATATTTTACAGAAGTGTTCTGTACCGGTGAGCCGATGTTTGGAGTGCTCGCGCCGCCAACAATGGCCGATGCCGGCACTCAAATGGAATCAGTTATTTCTGACAATGGTCGCAGATTTGGTTGGCGCGCCGAGTTCGTCAAGACATTCCGCGACGCACTGAAATATAATCTCATGGGTCTCGAGATGGCATGGGAAAACAAGAAGGTTTTCTCAGTTATCAACGATCCAACAAAACGTGAATCCGAAGGTGGTGTGCAAGCAGAAGAAATGTACGCAGGTAACTTCGCAAAGCGAATGGATCTGTACAACATGATCCTGGATACGCGCGTAGCACCAAACAAAATACACACCATCGGAGAGTTTGTAGGCTACGTTGAACTCTTGCCTAGAACAGCGTTGAAGCAACTAATCATTGATCTTGGTTCTGGCAACACGATGAACGTGACTGATGCTTTCAGAAGCAATACGAACACGTATACAGTGGGCGCGAGCAGCCCCGGTGAATTCTATATTCCTCTTGTGAATCCGATGGCACTGCTGTCAGCGTCTTCCACATTTGGAACCAACTGGGTATCTTGGCTAGCAGGGATTGGGGACAACGATAAGTTAGAGTACCGTGACTTATACGAGGTTGCTACCATATACGCGAGATTTCTCCCGAGTGATTTTAAACTCAACAATCTCCCGTCGAAGAATACTCCGCAAATCTTCAAATTATTGGTAGTGAATAAACGGTATATCATCTATTGCAAGAGGATGACAAATGCCCATAATTACTTACCAATTGTTGTCGGACAACCTTTCGACGATGGACTCGGGTATCAAGCTAAGAGCTTTGGTGACAATGTCACTCCCTACCAAGAAATGGCGTCGTCATTGTGGGCTGCTGGTATCGAATCAAAGAGGCGTCTTGTCTTTGATCGTATCTTCTACGATCCATCCAGAATTAGCAAGACAGATATTGACCGCACCTCGTCTGTCGCACGTATTCCTGTTAAGGCCGGAGCTTACGGAAAACCCGTCTCCGACGCAATCTTCTCAAGCACTTATCGAGATGATCAAGTAGTTGGTATTCTAGAAATGGCTTCGCGAGTACAACAAATGGCGCAGCAAGCAAACGGTCTTAATAATGCGCAGCAAGGTCAATTCCAAAAAGGAAATAGGACCAAAGCAGAATTCGAAACCGTAATGAACAAGAGTGATTGGCATCCAAGATTGTTAGCAATGACAATGGAAGATGCTTGGTTCGCACCGATTAAAGAAATCGTGAAAATGAACATTATACAGTATCAAGGACCGAAGGAACTGTATAACATGACAACGCAGGATATGGTGAAAATTGATCCGCAAGCATTGAGAACTGCAACATTGCAATTCAAAATGACGGATGGAATGACGCCAACAGAGAAGTTGTTAAACATGGAACTCCTTGGCCAAGTTGCACAACTTGGTATGGCTGTACCGGAAATCAATATCAAGTATGATGTTGTTGGCATGATGCTGTATGGTTTCAAGGCAATGGGCGCACACTGGTTAAAAGAATTCGAGCGCACACCGCAACAGCAACAAGAGTATATCGCACAGAAGCAAGCGGCAACACAGGCGGCTGCGGGACCAAAAGAGCAAGCAGAAGCACAAGCAATTGAGAATGGTTCTGCAGGTCAACCGCAACTTCCCTCGCCCGCAAAAGTACAGTAAGGAGCGCACAACATGGCTGTACTGCACACCGGAAGTGATCTCGTTGAAACTATCCTCACGCCGCATGAAAAGAATGTGGCAATGCAGATGGCAGACAAGAATCTGTCATACATGTATTTGCAAAACTCTCGCGTAGAAATCTTTCGTCAACTAGCCTCGCAGGAATTCACCGATCCATTGAAAGATGGTGAGAATCATCGCGCGCGAGCATACCTGAAAGGAAAACTAGACTTACTTGCAGATCTTCTTGAAGGCATTCTCAATCCTGATCCTGTTCCCGTGGAAAATCCTGTTTCTCAACCCGGTGGCAACACCTTCAATTCTGGAGAGTAAATCATGGCTGGTGGTAATTTCCTTGGTTTCAATCTTCCCTTCGGTATGAGCGATCGAAGCAATCCAGTTAATGGACCGGCGAATCCGCAGAACAATCAACAAAACAATCAACCGAACAATCCTAACTTCCCATCTAACAAGCAACTTGATCCGAAGAATCCCGGTGCTGATCCTAACAATCAACAACAGAACAATAACAATCAACAGGATCCTACCAACGCCAACAATCCTAGCAACAATGCTGATCCGACAAAGGGTCAAGGTTCCCAACTCGATAGTTTTAAGGATCTGTTTAAACTGCCAGTAGATGATAAGGGAAATCCGGTCCAACAACAAGATCCTATGGCTGGCCCACTGCTAGCTGTAGATCCAGCAAAGTTGAGAGATGCTGCTAGTAAGCTGAATTTTGCAAATGGCCTCGCGCCAGAAACACTACAGAAAGCAATGTCCGGCCAAGATCCCCAGGCTTTCATGGACGTCCTGAATACTGTAGCGCAGAATGGCTTCCTAGCAGCTATGCAAGCGAACGCTGGAGTTGTTGAAACGGCATTTTCTCGACATTCTCAACGAATCGACGCAGCTCTTCCCGAGCGTATTCGTCAGACTCAACTCAGGAATACTTCTCCGAAGAATCCTGTACTTTCTCATCCGGCGGCAGCACCGATGATTGAAAGTCTGAAGTTCTCTATTGCTGCTACCAATCCAACTCTCTCTCCCGATCGCGTTACGGAAATGGCTGAAAATTATGTCTCCGCTATGGTGAATGACATGAATAGCCACAACCAACGTAATGATCCTGTTAACAGGAAGAAAGAAGCAGACGCTGCTGGTCCCGACTGGCTCGCACTTCTTGATCCCAATGCAGGTTCTGGTCACTAACTTTGAAAGGATAGAGTGATGCTTGGTCGTCCTCAACTTCGTGTATACGGTGCAGAGATTCCTGGTAGTGCTGGATATCGCTCACTGTCAGGTCGTCGTCGTTTGTCTGATGCGACGGCAGGTAATATTACGTTGCCAGTAGCGGGTCTTCTCGCCGGCTGGATTGATCGTAGTGGTCCAGGTGCTGGTTACGCAGATGTGTTTCCCGCTGCGGATGCAATTCTTGCTGCGCTTCCGGATTTGACGCGAGGGGATTCGTTTGATGTAATCATTACGAGTTCTGTGGCGTTTGCAAATACGATCACGGCAGGTACGGGAATTACGCTCGCGGGCACAACCTCAGTTGCTGCTAGCAGCGGTCGACAGTACCTAATAACTCTACTGAGTGAACCGAAGCGCTCGCGCGTGATGCCGGGCAGCACTACTAACGCATCGCCAACACTTACCAACATTGCAACTTCCGAGTTGGCAAACATCGGCGTCGGTATGTTGGTAACTGGAACTAACGTTCCTGCTGCAACTTCCGTTGTCGGTGTGAACCTCGCCACTGGCACTGTCACTATGAGCGCCAACGCAACTGGTACTGCGGATCTTACCGCATTCACCTTCACGCCGCAATTCGAAGTGCGCGGTATGTTCGTGGCCGGCAATTAACACTCACATAAGGAGAACCTCATGCCTGTCGGTACCTGGAATACTTCGCAACTTCCTGTTGATCTTGCGAAGAAGTCATTCGCTGCAGCGATTACGCGATTGATGCCAAATGGTGGTGCGCCACTGTTCGGTATTACCGCACTTCTGAAAGAGGAAACTGCTGCTCAAATCGAGCATGGTTATTTCTCCAAGACGATGGTGTTTCCGTTCGTTACGCTCAGTGCGAACGCGGCATCCACCGATACTGTTCTCAACGTGACCAATACCAACAACATGCTTCCTGGCATGGTGCTGCGGAGTGATTCTACCAATGAGAACATGCTGGTAGTTGCAGTCCTTGGACTTACGCAATTGCAAGTGCAGCGAGCATTCGGTACGATTGGCGCGGCTGCAATTCTCTCCGCTGTCAGTTTGTGGATGATTGGAAATGCGTATGAACAGGGAAGTCTTCGTCCGCCGGCTCTCTCGATTGCTGCTAATCGAATTGTCAACTACACGCAGATCTTCCGTAATTCATGGGCTCTTACTGGCACTTTGGCTGCTACGCAAGTCATCGCTGGTGGTTCCAACGTTGCAGAGAGTCGCCAAGAGTGTGCAGCATTCCATGCGGTAGATATCGAGAAAGCACTGATTTTCGGACAGAAATTCCTCGGTACTAGGAATGGTCAACCAATCTCCACGATGGACGGCCTTATCAACACTGTGCAGAACAATGCCAGTGGCAACATCACCACTCTTGGCGCGACGACGAATTACACGCAATTTGAAGCTGCGCTCGATCCTGTGTTCATGCAGAACACTGATCCGATGAATCCTAACCAACGGATTCTATTTGTTGGTGGTGTTGCACGAAGAGTGATTCACGCAATTGCGCGGCTCAACTCTACCTACTACGTTCAACAACAAGAAACTTCGTGGGGTCTGCAGTATGACACCATTCGTATTCCTCGCGGCTCGTTCCAGATCATCGAGCATCCACTGTTCAACGCGTATGGTAATACGAGTACGTGGGCGAAGATGGGGATCGCGGTCGATACGGCCACGTTCTCACTCGCGTACATGGCAGGTCGGAAGACTAGCAATCAGGAATACGGTACGACCGGAGTTCCTGTTGACAATGGTGTTGACGCGGTTGGCGGCACTCTCACTACTGAGGTCACTAATCTAGTGAAGAATCCAGCTGCTAACGCAGTACTGTATAACTTCACTGCTGGTGCTGTTGGTTGATAGCTCACGGGGGCTAGCCACCCCCATTTCTTTTTCTTTCTCAACTCTGGATATTTCCCATCATGGCACAAGATCCTGTCAACCCTTCTTCCAATGTCACGGTAAATGAATATGCAAGGAGACTTGCAGAACAATCGAGGACGCCAAGCGAGTATTTGGTGGAACCGAAGATATATTTCCATCATCATAATTATGCAAAATTCCATATTGATCTTGGTGCATCACGCGTGAAGACCATCGGCTTCGCAAATCACAAATATATTACCGATGACAAGCGCGAACAAGATCAACTCGACATGGTAGCAGATATGCCGGGAACGTTCATCTACACGCTTCCGGATAATGACGCGAAACATGCGATTGAACAGGAATTGCAAGCGCAACTGTACTCCTCAATTCAGCAGACAGCGCAGGCGCGAGCGCTCTCACAAAATCAAATGTACGATCCGAATGTACCTGTGATTCCTGTCAATGTGCAACATGTACAAGGTACGCCAATGAGTGTTTATCCAGTTGGTGGCAATGTTGGAATGCAAAGTTCTGTTAGCGGCACACAAGCAGTAACTCCATTGACTGCAAAACAAACGCGACCGCAGGAACAGACGCTCGCGCCCGCAGCCACCGCAGCTCCCACCAATGTCGCAAATCCGCAAGCAGATTTCTCTGCACTCTTGGCAGATACTTCGAAACTAGCTGAGAGTGCATCTTTGAAAGAGCGCACTCCACAGGAAATTGCGGCAGATCAAGCACTTGCTGATTTGAATGCTGTCTCAAAGAGACCCTGAACTCCCTAGACTGTTGTTGGAACAGTCCTGCCGACACTAGCAGAAATGCGGTGTCGGCTTTTTTATTTCCTATTAGTAAGGAGCACCATAATGACTTATACAGAATTGGTAGATGATATTCGATTGCTCTCCAAGCGTGGAGATATTGATGACAAGATTGCAATTGCTTTGCGAATGACGACACTTAGGTGCCACAGAATTGATACCTTCTGGCGAGATCTGGTGGAAGCAAATGCACTCTTCGCGCCGGATACACAGATGACTCTAGACGTGAGCACGCAACTTATTCGTTTTCGACAACTCGCGTACATTCGTTACTATGATTCCGATGCGGATATTCTCGGTGATTTTCTAACGGAAACTGGGCCTGCTGCTGTACTTGATGAGTACAGTCAATACAAACCTGATACATATTATCTTGCTGGTGTCAACATTCAGGCAAGATTCCAATACAGTGCAAATGGTGTGCGCGTGGGATACTATCAAAATCCGGACGTATCGCCACTCACGTACAACAGTTGGATCAAAGATGAATTGCCGGACATTCTTGTTCAAGGATCGTTAGCATTTCTTTTCAATCTCACAGGTAAACAAGAAGAAGCAAGGTCATTGAACAGACTTGTAGGATTGGAAGTAGATCCGGCCAATCGTTCGCCGGGTAACACGCTTGCTGATGAATTGCGAGCAATTGGACTTCAACGTCACAACTAACGAACAATACTGTATCGTTTACTGGAGATTCACATGGCTGTTGCCGTATCAGTTGTTGGTCAGATTGTTCATGTGCGCGATCCGTTATTTCTGGCGGATCTTCCAACATTGAGGATGATTACAAAGGATAATCGCAGACTTGCGTTTATTACTGGTCTCATCGGAGAAGATCCAACAAGTGCGATCACCGGTTGGTTTCTCCGTGATGATAATGATATTACTAGTCTTGATGATGGCGTGAATACGATCATCGCAGTAGATGGCAAGAGATGGAAACGGTTGAATGAGAATCTTTCTCTTGTCGCTGGCTATGCAGCGGATGCTGCAGAGAGCGCTGCGGAAGCTGCTGCTTATGCGGAGATGATTGCTAATGCTGTAGCTAATGCAGATGAAAGTGCGCTAGCGGTTATTCCTGATGGATTCTTGAATTCTCTGATTGGAACGGAAACTAGTGCGATTGCTATGGATGCTCGCGCCCCCACCGATCGAGCTGTCAAAGTAATTGATGCAGCAAATCCATCAAATAACAAAGTAGTGAAGATCACAGATGTTCTTGGCACCATCTGGACAGAACCGCGACTATGTGTGCAAGCAGATATGCGGACACTTCGTTGGTCGCCACACAACATGGCGAAGCAAAGCAATAATCCTGGTGCTAATATAAGTGGTATTACTCAAGTTGCTGCGGCTGATAGCGATGGCGGCATGACTGCAGCTACTGGCACTGTCACCAGTACTGTACTTGCAGCATTTCATCAAGTTGCAATTTCTGGTTCTGCATACGCAGGTCAATGGCATACAGAATCATGGATCGTAAAAGCAGGTACGGGACCATTCATATACTTGGCATTCAATGACGGTACATACCATCATGTGTGGTTCAATACTGCAACGTGGGCAATTGCTACTACAGATGCAGGAGTGACTGGTGCGTTGATTTCTAATTTCCGTGCGGATGGAACATTACTGCCCACAGGATACAAGAGGATTCAGGCGTCATATCAAATGCCGGGTAACAGTATCACGATTACATGTGGCGTGAGCAATGCGGATGCTACGAAGAATGCTACGGTTGGTCATACGTTCACGGTAGAAAAACCGCATCTGCATCTTGGCGTGAACACGATACCGTATTATGAGAATACTACAGCAGTAATTGCTGTTGGTATCCCAATCACGTATGCGCAGACTGGTAAACCGCAATGGCCAATTGAGGCTCCTGCGACAACTATTAACTCTCGCTGGAGTGAAGATTTAACAAATGCTGCGTGGGTGAAAACAAATTGCACAGCATTGTTTAATCAAACAGGACCGGCAGGAGAACCCTGTTCGTTACTTACTGCTACCGGCGCTAATGCTACTTGTTTGCAAGCCGTCGTGTCTGCTGGCACTGCGCAGATTTTTACTCCGTGGATCAAACGATCCGTCGGCACTGGACCAGTGTCAATTACGAATGATAACGGTGCTACATGGAAAGTGGTAACTATCAGCAGTGCGTTCTTCACTCCATGTTATGCGACGGGCGTGGCGAATCCTACACTCGGATTTAAAATTGACGCGAATGCTGATGCAATCATTGTAGCGTACGCTGCCAATGCAGCCTACCCTGTTGTGACTACGCCGAAATCTGTGTTTGGCGCGAACGTCACAAAATCTGCCGATACTTTCGCAGTACCAGTTACGGCGCTCACGCCAAGCACCGCATACACTGGTTACGTAGATATTATGCGTCGTAACGGAGCATACAGCGGGGACGGCAGCATTCGTCTTGGCAACACAGCAGCTACGCAAACAATTCAAGTGTCGGTATCCGTAGCTAATGGTTTCGTAACCATGAACTCTAAGGATGGAGTTAACACTAAGAACTATCCATTCTATCAACTTGGTGATGGCGAACATCTTGAAGTCACTACGAGATTGAAAGCTAATGAAAACTTGATGAGCATCAATGGTGAAGTACCTGCCACTGATGGCCGCATTGTCAATGTACCAACTGTAAATTCCCTCTCTCTTGGTGGTGGATCTAACGGTGCAATGCTCTTATCTCGCCTACTCTTCGTGAATCGTGCAGTTGACAAGGATTCTGTCCACACATGGAGGTATTCTAGTGGTACACACAATCATGTAGTGGACTCCAAAGTTGTAGCATGGGACTCTGATCCGGAGTTTGCTAACACTACGATGAATCGCAGTCCTGCACTTTGCAAACTCTCTGACGATGGTGTCGAAGCAGATTATATTGTCACATGGGGACAGAAACATGATACGGGATTCCATCCGGAAGCGCCCGCACGTATCATGGCAAGGAAGTATCGAGCGAACAAGATAGCCGGGACTATTGTTCCTATTAGCGAAGGATACGTTCTCTATCAACCATCCGGTTGGCTAACTGGTACGGGACAGGCACAAGCTGCGAATTTAATAAAAATCCCGTATGGACCATTCAAAGGACAGCTCGTTGCAGTATTGACGATTAATGATAATCCGACCTTCACACCGGATAAACGTAGCGTGTACGTAATGTTCAATGATGACGATGGAAATCCCTCTCGTTGGACAGTACCGTACAGGATTTTCGAAGCACTCTCTGGAGAATACGCTCTCGTAGAACCCAGCGGCAGTATGATTATGCTGCCACAAACCCACCCCATAGCTCCTAACAGAATCATCGTTCCTGTTACTGTATCCGGTGGTGCTTTCCGCTTAATGTGGAGTAATTACTGGGGGCAACCGGGCACATGGTATATTAGCGCGCCTAACTCGCCACCCGGAGTTACAGTAGATGAAACAAACATTTCTTTCCATCCGGATGGAACTGTGGTAGTTACGATGCGAGTAACCGGGGGCGCGCCCGTAACTGACCGCTACTGGGCAACCAGTACAGATGCAGGTGCAACACTAACATACCAAGGTGCACTTCCCGGTGCTTCAATGCCAGCGATATCTGTCGGACTCTTGCAATCTGATCCGACAGCTACGGTTGGCGCATACGGTAAATTCATAATGTCAAGGCCGACGAGAGTGGATAATCTTCGGTATGGTTCTTGCTTGGAATTTGCTACCGATGCAGCGATGACTTTCGGTAATCGCATATCTCTATATCAAGCACAATCGAATACGAGATATCTTGGCTACAGTTCTGTTGAAGATGCATTCTTCGGCTCCCATGTTGTCGTCGCACTAGAAGGTGGATCAGTTCCATTTAACGTTGACAACAGTGTGTTCATCCACCTTGTAGAACTGCCATAAGGAGAAGTGCAAATGGCAGATTACACACTGACAGCAGCATTGAATGCAGCAAGCTTTCCACTCGTAACAAGATACCAGAATCGTTCGATTATTATTCCGCAATATGATGGAAGGCTACGGAATCCGACAAACAATGTAAATAGTGTATTGGATAATAATCCGAACAACATCCCGCAAATCCTGTTTTGTGAGAATATCATACCAAATGCTGATGGCATTCTTAGTGTAGCGTACACTGCAGGTCAGATAAGTGTCTTTCCCGGCGCGGGAGTAGCTGACGACGCATTTCTACTTCGTGATGGTGATGTTAATACGTGGTATTTCTGTCCCGCACAAGGGATGAACTATGTAAGTCCTAACTTTGGAGCACCATGGGTTTCAACAAATCCTATTGCCGGCGCGCCCGTCGTCCCGACTCCACAAGTATCTCTCGCAGAAATCAATGGTGTCACCTATGTAGCGTATGCAAATACCGCACTGCTTCGTTGGGAAACTACTGGGAATTTCACGGATGTATCTGCTTCCTTAGTGGGCGCGAGTGTCGGAGGTATCCGTGCAATATGCAGTAGTGTC